AACTGTCTGAATCTGATAAAGCAGATGTTAGAGATAGAGTTGCTGCAATTGTGTCAAGTAAGGGTGGCAATGCAAACACAGAACTAACTGATGATGTGTTAGATACATGGAGCTTTTTAGGGGGCGATAAGTTTAACGCTAATGATGATAGGCAAATCGCTATTAGAAACTTGTTTATACCTAGAGATGACTACAAAATGATAGCGTATGATTACTCTCAAATGGAGGTTAGAGTATTTATGAGTTATGTAAATAACGAAGAAATGAATGAACTGATGAAACAGGATGATGTTGACTTTCATGGGGAAGCGGCAAAGATAGCTTTTAATGTTACAGAGGATGACGAACAGTTCAAATTCTTTAGACAACTAGCTAAATCAATTACGTTTGGAGTTATATATGGTATTGGTAAAGATAAGTTAGCTTTGCAATTAAATACTACCCCTGATGAAGCTGCTCAATATAAAAATACATACTTAGAAAATATGAAAGGTTCTAGAAAATTTTTCAATGCTGTTATTAAAAAGATAAAAGCAGACGGCAGAGTTAGGAATAAGTATGGTAGAGTATATAGAGTACCTAGTGAATTTGGATATAAGGGTGTTAATTACTTAATTCAAGGAACTAGTGCAGATATAATGAGTGAGCGTATGGTTGCTGTGGCAGAATACCTAAAGGATAAGAAGAGTAATCTGTTACTACAAGTGCATGATGAGATTATCTGTGAGATACATAAAGATGAGGTAGATGAGGTAGCCCCTGAAATAAGAAGATTAATGAAAGAGAACACTCTTAATATACCACTAGAGGTGGATATGGAAGTATGTGACCCTTCATGGGCAGTAAAAAAAGATTTTGATGATATAAACAAGTTTAATTTAGAAGAACATATAGATTGGGACTAATGAAAGTAATAGCAAGAAAAAACGAAACCTTTGAAAAACTACTTAGACGTTTTAAAAAGAACTTACAAAAAGACGATACTCTAAATACATACAGACAAAAACAAGAGTTTGTACCTAAGAGTGTGAAAAGACAACAACAAAAAGCTAATAAGCTAAGAAAGAGTAGGGAAAAAGATGTCTAGTAAAGATATATTCCATTGTGAAGAAAATGATGATGAAGTTATATACTATGATGGACTAAAAGAAGCCTTTATAGGATTAGGATTTCAACAGTTTAACGGACCCTATGCTATATACGACAGAGAAAAAGCAATAGAAATAATTGCTAGGGATTTTTATAAAGAAAAAAAGAAAGAATATGAATTTGAAAAAATGGGTGCAGAAGAAAAACTTAAAGTTGTACAAGATATAGGGGATGAGGCATATATGGAAGCAGTAGAATATTTTGAATACAATACTGAAGGAGCATGGATGGGAGATAGAACACCTATATTTGTAATTATGAAAGACTTATTAACACCGATAGAGGAGATATAAATGGCAGCAGGATGGAAAAACCCAAAAGCCCCTTATGATTTTACACAGGGGATGTGGGAAGATTATAATAAAAACTACTCAAACTTATCATGGGACGAATATCTACAATTAACAAAGTGGGGTATAAAAAACTTAGTAGATAAAACACCAGATAAACCTGAACAAGAAAATAAAAAGTATAGTTTTACAGAATCATATAATAAACCTATAGAAGAAGCTACTGACCCTGTACACTATCACTTTGACATAGAACCTTTTGATTACATACATGACAATCAGATGGGTTTTGCAGAGGGAAATGTGGTAAAATATATAACAAGGTGGAGATATAAAGAAAATGGTATCGAAGACCTATACAAAGCAAAGCAATATATAGATATGTTGATAGCGAAGGAGCTAATAGATGACAATAACTCACAATAAAGATTGGCGATATGATTTAGATTTTGGAGAAAATGGTGAACATTGGATATCTAAATTATCAGGTAATGGTAAAGTTGAAGTTAAAACTGAAAGAAATATCTGGGCTACGTCAGGAAACTTAGCTATTGAAATATATGATGAAAGAAAAAATAAAGGTAACGGAGCACCATCAGGCATTATGACCACTCAAGCAGATTGGTGGGTTCATATATTAAAAGCTGATGGAGAAGAAGATGGTGCAATAGTAGCCCCCACCTCAATGATTAAAAGATTAGTTGATGAAGCTACAGAAGTAGTGGCTATGGGAGATAAAGATAGTGACGGGAAAAGTGCACGAGGGGTTTTAATTCCTATAAGAGAATTAACAAATGAAATGCAAAGTTCAGGCAAAAGGAGATTAAATGGCTAAAGTAGGACTTAAATTAGGATTTACATTTAGAGTAGGTCCATTAGAAACCAATCAGTATGCAAGAATGGACATGGAGATTCATGACATTGATACTGAACTACCAGTAGAAGAACAACTAGAAGAAGCGGGATTAACATTAGATAAAGCATATAAAGCAGTATATGATAAAGTTGATGGTGAGATTAGGGGAATCCTAAAGAAGGGTAAGAAGAAGGATGGAAGCTGAACACATTAGAGCTATTATTACTGAACAATTTTTATCTGAAAGAGAAACCTTTGATAAAAAGTTTAGTGAGCAGACAAGCCATCCAGATGATTTTTGGAATACCATACTAACAAGAGAAACGGGTAAGATAGCTGACGCTGTTTACGAAGAGACTCCAAGTGTATTGTACAATGGTTTGGTTAGATGTGGTGCTGTATGTATGGCATGGGCTGAAGCAATACAAAAAAGAAATATAAAAAGACGAGTTGAAAAAGGCGATGATTTAATATGAGAGAAAATGCAAAAGAAATATTTAATAGTTTACTAAATGATAAGAAAGTAAAGGCTACGACTGGAGATGATACAGTTTTTGAGTACACTAAGATACCTTTTAATATCCCACAACTAGATAAAATTACACACGGCGGTATTCCTAGAAAAAGATTTACTCTTTTATTTGGTGGATTTTCATCAGGCAAGTCTTATGTAGCATCACAACTATGTAAAACTGTGCAAGAAGATGGTGGAGTAGCTGTATGGATTGACTTAGAGAAGTCATGGGATAACGATTGGATGACTAAGAGTGGATTAAATACTAAAGAAATGTTAGTTTACGACCCCGACACAGCAGAAGAAGCATTCAAAGCTGCTAGAAACTCTTTACAAGCAGGAGCAGATATAGTAGTTCTAGATAGTGTAGCAGGTTTAGTGCCTAATGATATCTTTACACATGAAGATGGAGTAGGTCATAGCCCTATTGCATGGCAGTCTAGAGCTTGGAATCAAATGTTGATGAGACTTATACCTGAACTGAAACACGGTGGGGCTTTTGTAGCTATTAATCAGACTAGAGGCACCATGGGTAATGTACAAATGATGGATACAATGCCGGGTGGAGAAGGTCAAAAATACTTTTCACACTGTTGTATGCATTTTACTAGAGGTTCTTGGTTAACTAAACCGGGTAAAAGTGGTTCAAAGAATATGTCAGATAGGATGGGGTTTGAGATAAACGCTAGATTATTAAAAGATAAGTTTGGTGGGGAGAAGTTTGAACAAGCTATAGTTCCATTTAAGTTTGATGGTGGTATAGACATGATTGAAACTTATGTAAGAGTGGCATTAGAAGAAAACATCATTGAACAAAAAGGTGCTATGTATTATTATAAAACTGCTAACTTTAGAGGTATGAACAATGTTGTTACATGGTTTAAAGAAAACCCTAAAGAATACGAGGAACTTGTAGATGCCACGAAAGAGTCATACCTTACAGGAAAATCTGATAGCGAGAGTGCTTGATGAAGTGGGGTTACGATACACATGGCAAACACCTGTAGGTAAGTACGTACCCGACTTTATAATAACAGAAATGGATGTTATAATAGAAGCAGATGGTCCTTTTGGACACTTTGCAAAAAGAGATGCATTACGAGATGAATATCTAAAAGAAGCTGGATATGAAATAGTGCATGTAAAAGAAAAAACATATAAAGATATAAAGGCAAAAATATGGCAGGAATTGAAGCTATAAGTAATATGACTCCTTCTAGGGGTAAACGAACTAAGAATCAAGATAGATGGTTATTAAAATCTATAGATAATGTGCTTGGTAGAAAAAATAGCCCACCATCTAAAGGTAAGTTTTATCCATCTGTATTTGGTAATCCTTGTGATAAATATTTATATATGGCATATAATGGTTTACTTGATTGGGATACTATAAAACCGCGTATACAAAGAATATTTGACCATGGGGGTACGTTTGAAGGACGTATGAAAAAGTATCTAGAAAAAGCCGAACTGTATATTGATGATGAAGTATCTATAAAAAATGAAGACCCACCAATATCAGGTAGGATTGACTTTATAATAAAACATGATAAACATGAAGAAGCCTTATTAGAGTTAAAAACTATAAAGGATGAGGACTTTAGAGATTTAAAAGAAGCTCCAAAACATGAACATATGATACAGTTACAAATATATCTTAATTTAACTGATAGAGATTACGGTGTGGTTATGTATGAAAACAAGAATGACCAAAACTTAAAAGCATTTAAAGTTGACAGAGATAAAAAAGTATGGGATGATATACTAAAACGATGTGAAAAAATAATGACAATGACTACAGAACCTGAAACATGCACAGGTATGTGGTATTGTAAATGTAAAAATAGGAGGACATAATGAAAAGAAAATGGGGTTATGATGATGTAATGGATTATGCTAAGAAAGAGAGAGACTCTGTTCCTAGTGTTCCATGGATTAAATTTAATCAAGAGTTTTTAGATGCGGAAAAAGATGTAGATTGGGCAGATGTTAGTTCAGCATCAAATCAACAATTACAAAAACTACTAACTATATATGGTGGGGGTAAAGCTATACTAGAACACGTTGTGGCTACACTACGAGCTAAAGTAGGAGCTATCTCAGCCATCTTTGATGAAGAATATAATGCTGCTTTTGCAAAATTTATGTCAGCAATTGATGGTAAAAAACCTACTAGAGATGAAGCTAGAGGATTGATTATGTCTTCACATGAACATTTAAAAGATTTATTCAAGAAAAAAGTAGAATTAGAAACCAGTTTTAGATATGAAGAAGGTAGATTGAATACATTTAGTCAATGCTATAACACTCTTTCTAGAATTGTTTCATTAAGAACTGATAAAAATCTGTAAAACTTAGTATAATAATAATAGGAGAAGTATATTAATATGGGAAAATTTAGACCACAGATATTTTTAGCAATAGCATGCCTTACTATTTTATCGGTAGTAGGTTTATTTCATGAGATGCCAGAGGTATCCACCGCAACTATTGGTGGTATAATTGCATTAGGTATGAAAATATTAGAAGGAGAATAAACAAAAGGAGAAAGTTATGACAAGCAAAGATGTAGTCAAGAATATAGTAAAGACATTACCAGTGGTAGGAGCACTCGCAGTCGGTGTGGGGGCTACTGTAGCTGTGTTTAAAAGAGATACACTAGAAGATAAAGTGTACAATAAATTAACTGATAGACAAATCATAAAAGAAGATATCCCTTTACAATAAATGGAAAAGTATGTAGGGATAGATTGTTCATCTAAAGCTGTGCATATTGTAGTGCTAGATGGAAAAGAACAATTAATAGATAAATACAAATGGGAGTCTAAACTAAAAACAGCAGATGCAAGGTTTTTAGATATAGTAGACCAACTATATGAAGGGTTAGCTAATTTCAAAGATGCTAAGTTAGTCTGTGTAGAAGATACAATTTACATACAAAACCCCTTGTCAACTAGGACTATTACTGCTATAGTGTATTCAATACGATATTTTTTACATCATTATGATATAAAATGTTTAATTACAAAACCTCAACAATGGAAAAAAGTTTTAAAAGACACTACAGTATTTAAGAAAGGTCAAGCAAAAAGTACAATAATGGAATATGTAACAACTAAATGGGACAAAGAAACTTTTGATGAACAAGACTATGCAGATGCAGCTTGTATTGCATTGTATGGATTAAGACAAGATAAGGAGAGCGAATAAGATGGCAGCACCAAAAGGATATAGAAAAGCAGGAATCGGAAAAGGAAAACATACAGTTCACTTTTACGACAAGCCTAAATCTAAAGATAATAAAATAGAAGACAAGTTACCTAAAGGCATGACTGCTGATGAGTTCAAAGCAAAGTATGCTAAGGTTGTGTGGTGTGATTACTATAAATGTATGCACAATGAACAACCTGAAGGAGCAAAGCGAACCATAGCAACTTTATTAGAAAACCCAGAGTATAAACCTCTCGGT